CCCTTGACCAAGGCTGGCGTGTATGAGTACATGGGCAGCGAGCTAGGTGCGCCAGAGCCAGACCGAATCTATAAAGTGTACCGACCAGCGGACGAGCTAGAGAGCGCAGATACAGTAGAGTCGTTTAAGCTCGCCCCCTTTATTGATGACCACGAGTGGCTCGGTGAGACAGGAACCCCAGCAGAGCGCAAAGGGATTCAAGGCACGATTGGCGAGCAGGTGTACTTTGAGTACCCATATCTACGCGGCAATGTCCGCATACATTCAGAGAGCCTACAGAGCAAAATTAAGAGCGGCAAGGTGGAATTATCAGCAGGATACGCTTGCCGCTACGTACCAGAGCAAGGCGAGTATAAAGGACAGCCTTACGAGTACGTGCAACGGAACATTCGCGCTAATCACTTGGCGCTGGTAGACAAGGGGCGCAGTGGCGCGGACGTTAACATTGCCCTCGACCAGCAATTCACAATCACTTTAGATACAGCGGAGCTTATTACGATGACTATTGAGGACATCATTAAAGCACTTGCTACGCTATCCGACGATGACAAGGCTAAGTTAGCTGCGGCATTGGCGGTCGAGGACGAGCAAGGGGCAGAGCAGGTCGATGACGAGGACGAGAAATCCGAGGACGTTATCGAGGCTAGCGAAACAGCAGAGGAAATCGAAGAAGCAGTAAACGTGGTTGAAGCCGCGAAAGAAGCTGCTGAATTGGTCGATAACGAGGGCGAGGATGAGGATAAGTCCGAGGATACCGAGACCAGTAAGACCGAGGACGCTCTACGCAAAGAGATTGCTCAACTTCGCAAAGAGTTAAAGGCCATGGACACCGCGTCAATGCTTAAAGAGATTGGCAAGCGTGATGCTTTAGCGAATCGCTTGAGCGAGTACGTGGGAACATTTGACCACTCGGGCATGACTACCCAGCAGGTGGCTCAATACGGCATCAAGAAGCTGGGCATTCAGTGTGCTAAGGGCTATGAGACCATTGCCCTTGACGCGTGGATGCAAGGCCGCGTACCAGCCCGCAAAGCGCAGGACGAAGCGCCCAAGGCGGATTTCAATAAGTTTTGGAGCAAGTAAAAATGGCTATCCCAAGCACAGTTACTCAAATGCGTTCGGGCATTGTTGGCACTTTAGCAAAAGAAAGCCCAAGCCGAGTGCGCACGGCTATCTTGAATTACGATTTAGACACCGAGGCAGAAAACGACGCTGCCCCAAGCCGCGCCTGCACCTACACCGACGACCGCACCGTTACTACTGGTGGCACTGGCGAATTCGCAGGCCTAATCCTAGGTAACCAGCGCGTATTAAGCGATGCTGGTGAATCATTGCATCAAAGCGGTGATGTGGTCGAGCTTGTCGTTATGGGTGAGATGTTCGTAAACATTGATTTAGGCACCGACCCAAAGCGCGGTGATGCAGTTTATTTCGAGAACGCCACGGGCAAGCTAGGCGCTGGCACAGCAGGCGAGGGGCAGACCCAAATAGCAAATGCAGTTATCGATGCGGTGGGCGACGACGGCTACCTACCTGGTAAGCCTACACTCGCTCGTATCGTGCTCACTGGCCCAGTTGCTTAACAGGAGTTAAAAAGACATGACACAGTCAAAGATTCATAGTCACATGACTGGGCGCATCGCAGCAGAGCGAGGCCCAGTTAATTTGCAGGCAGATGTGCAGTTGAGCCATGCGGACTTAAACGCGCTAGGCGTTGATCTGCAAGCCATGGACGCGGCATTAATCGGCGGCGGTTTAGGTGGCGTGCCTGGATACATCGGGCGCGAACCCTTAGAGACATGGTTGCCTGGCACTTTGCGTGCAATCACACAAGTTCGTAACATCGACACCATCGCAGGCATTACCACTATTGGGCGCTGGGAAGATGAAGCCATCAAGGTTCGTTTAGAGGAGCCTGCTGGCCAGCCCGAGCTTTACGGTGATAACGCGAATATCCCCTTAGCAGACTTTCGCACCACCATCGAGAGCCGCGGAATCGTACGCTTTGAGCTTGGCTTTCGAGTCGGTCAGTTAGAGCAGGCACGCTTATCAGCTAATGGCTTCGATGGCTATCAGAGCAAGCGACGCGCTGTACAAGAGGCCATGGATATTAGCCGCAATGCTATTGGATTTAATGGTTTTCACAGTGACACAAGCAACGTATACGGCCTGCTTAACGACCCCAACCTACCAGCCTACGCTGGCAGTGCCACATGGCTGACTGCTGACTACGAGACGCTGGTCAACGAAGTCACCGAGATGGTCAATCAGCTTGAAGAGCAGTCAGGCGGTCACGTCCGAGAGGATATGGCTATGACATTGGTCTTACCCACTGGGTATCGTGGCATCTTTAACGCTGCTAACGAGCTTGGGTATACGTTCCGTTCATGGTTACGTGATAACTATCCCAACATGCGCATCGTGCACACGCCAGAGTTTAAGGCTGCAAACGGTGATCTTGATGTGGCTTATCTGTTCGTGGACGCTGCTGGTGAGGTTGATGACAGCGATGTAGAGAGTTCCAGCTTGATTCAGGCCGTTCCAGTTCGCTACCAAGTAATCGGCAGCGAGCAAGAAATCAAAGGCTACCTCGAGGACGCTACCAACGCCACCGCAGGTGTCTTTGTGCTACGTCCGTGGGCTTTTGCACGTCGCACTATTTCTCAATAACCATACAACCCAAGGCCGCCGAAGCGGCCTTGGGGAAAATAAGGCAGGGTTATGAAAACATATATCTATAGCACGCTAAGTGCAGACCAAAACTACGACGGTGTCATTATCAATGGTGGTGCAGGTGTAGCGAACCGTCGCTCGCTTATCACTGTTGATGGCGCTGTGACTGCTGTGACCAATGAGCAGCTAGCTAAGCTACAGCAGAACAACGTATTTCAAGCGCACAAGCGCAACGGGTTCATTAAGCTACGCACTAAAAAGGACGAGGTTGAAAAGGTCACCAAGGACATGAAAGCCAAGGACAAAGGCGCTCAAGAGACCGAGAAAACCTTAAAGCAAAAAGCCAAGGCTAAGGACGCAAAGGTTAAGTAAATGGATTTTGACACCGCCAAGTTTAAAGTGCTGTACTCTACTTTTGAAGACCTCGATGACGAGGTTATCGAAGCGTTTGCAGAGCAGGCTTTGTGCTATTTAAGCAATTGCAGCAAATGCCAAGAGCAGGCTTGGTTTTTGGTGGTGGCACATTTACTGATGCTGCGCAATAGCATGGCAGTCGGTGGCGCTGTGGGAGCTGTTCAATCGGCCACCCGAGGTAGCACATCAGTTAGCTTTGCTGTAGGTGAGGTAGGCCACGGCCGCGGGTGGTGGCTGTCCACGCCTTACGGGTCGCAGTATTTAACTCTTGCTAATCGATGCCATCGCATTAAATATATTGCGGGCGTTGCGCCCCTTAATAGGTGATGCCATGGTGCGACACATACCAGGTGATTCACAGCGCATTGAGCAAATAATTAATCGGCTCGGGAGCGTTGAGGTCCAAGTGGGGTTCTTTGAGCACTCGCGATACGAGGATGGAACCCCAGTGGCTTATGTCGCAACAATACAAGAAAAGGGTGTGATTCAAAAAGGAATCCCACCCCGTCCTTTTTTCCAACCAGCAGTTACAGAGGGGGAAAAGGGCAATAGGCAGGTCATCGCGCAAGCGGTGAGAAATGCTTTCAGAGGTGACGAGCTTGCAACTGGTTTCGAGTTATTGGGTGGAAAAGTGGTCGGGGATATACAAAAGAAAATATCCGAAGTTACAACGCCACCACTAAAGCCAGCCACCATCGCAGCACGTGCACGCAGGCACAGCCAAGGACTTGCTAGCACTAAACCGTTAGTCGATACAGGGCAGATGCTCGCAGCAGTGACTTACAAAGTGGAGGGCGCATGATACCGAATAACATACACTCGATTGTAGCCACCGCTTTACCCTTGGAACCAATCATTGTGACTCGCTTTAAAGAGCGGGTGACTGACGAGCGCGGCAGGTGGGTGAATGAGTATTTTGACCCCGTTGTTGGTAAGGGTGATGTGCAGCCCGTATCGTACCGCACCCGTAAAGAGCTTGGCTTGGACTCGACCAAGTACTACGTTCAGCTTTGGACAGACGAGCAGCTGTATCCAGCACAAGAGGGGCGCGGAGCAGACCAAGTTGTTTACGCTGGTCGCACCTATGAAGTGATTGGCGATGACGAAGATTGGCAGAGCCAAGATGGGTGGGCGGTGTACTACTTAGTGGAGATAAGCGATGACTGAAGTTGAACTTATTGTCGCTTTGCTCACCGAGCTAAGAGCAGGCCTAAAAGCGTATGGCTTTGAGTCGCTCACTGTTGCCGAGCTTAACCAGCCGTCCAAACAAGGCATCGCTAAAGATGCAGTGTATTTCTTTATCAAGCAGACTAAACCGCACGGGTGGCAAGCACGCAGATATAATATAGACGTTAAGACAGGCGATGCAGGGCATGTAGAGCATCAGATATATGAGTCTACTGTTCAAATCACTGCTATCATTGACGATGACACTACTTACACAAGCAGAGACATCGCGGCTTTGACGCAGCGCATTATAAATAGCTTGCCATTTCAAGAGGCTATGCGAGCGAAAGGCATCGGAGTTCAGCGCGTGGGAACGATTACAGCTTTACCCATTATTGACGAGTACGAAGATTACGCGATTGAAGCGAGCTACGATATAAACTTTACATACACGCAGTCGATAGCACCAAAAACAGGCGTTATCGACAGATTCACTACCGACGGACTTACGAGGATTTAACGATGGCTATTGACCAGCGGCGATACGTCGATATTACCAGTGCTGTAATCGGCGCCACAGCAGTGCCGTTACAGAAGCTGGATTTGCGCATTTTTACCAATAATGACCGACTGCCCACAGACCGTATTTTAGAGTTCACGAGCGATAAAGATGTGGCAGATTACTTTGGCGAGGAAAGCACCGAAGCGAGCATCGCATCGGCTTACTTTGCCTACGTTTCCCCTGCACCTGTTAGCCGCGCACGGGGCTTGCAGTTTGCTAGCCACGTGACTGATAGCCGAACCCCTAGCATACGCAGTGCCGATAACGGCGGAGACATAGAGACAATCCAAGCCCTAGGCGAGGATGATGTATCAATCACTATTGATGGCACCACAGTCACAGAAGAAATTGATTTTGCAGCGCTTGCGTCATTTGCTGATGTAGCTAGTGAATTATCGAGCAAGTTCAGCGGCCTGTCATTTACGTACGAAGTTGATGATGGTGATGGCTATTTCAT